GAGTCACGGTCAGCTAAAGAGATCTATGGCGATCTAGTTGGCAGCCGCCTTGAAGAAGCAGAGATTGACTTCTCTGATATGAACAGCAGGTGGCAACAGTCGGGTGAACTTACCACCGACGACTACAGCCAACTGGATGAGGCTGGCTTCAATAAAGAAATGGTTGATGCCTACCTAGCTGGCTTGAACTATCAAGCTGCTAAGGATTCTGCATTGACTATGCAACAGGTCAATGAAGTAAAAGCCAGTGTTGGTGGCGAAGCTGAGTACGCAGCTATGGCTGAGTGGGCTTCCAAAAACCTAAGCGCAGAAGATCTTGCTGCTTACAATTCCATTGTTAATACCCAGCCATTGCCAGCTGTTAGGTTGGCTACTGCTGGTATTTACAGTAGGTACACTGGTGCTAATGGTCGTGAACCTAAGCTGATAGGTGGGCGTACACCACGTTCTGAAGGTGATGTATTTGAATCCACAGCACAAGTTGTGGAAGCGATGAGTGATCCTAAGTACCACAAAGATCCAGCTTATAGAAAGAAAGTAGAAGCCAAGCTCAGTAGATCTAAGGTCTTTTAATTATTTGGCCCTGGGTTACCGGGGCCTTTCTTATGGTCTATGCTTTTAGTACCTAGACCCACTCATTGATCGACGGCCCGTTGCGACGGACACCCCCAGTGAAAGGAGTTCAGGTCGGGGAAACCTAACCCAACTTCTCTAGGAGAAAACTAATGGCTGCTCCCAATTTTGACGCAACACGCTTAGGTCTAATCAACAACGCTGGCGGCGGCTCGTTCGCTGGCGACAACGCTATGTTCCTTAAGGTATGGGCTGGCGAAGTCCTTACCGCTTTCCGTAAGTCAACAGTGTTTGAAGCCCTTCACAAGGTTCGCACTATTAGCTCTGGTAAGACTGCTCAGTTCCCCATCATCGGTGTGAACTCAGCTTCCTACCACACACCTGGCAACCAAATCATCGGCACCCAGCAAAAGGTTGCTGAAGCTACCGTCAACATTGACGACAAGCTAATCAGTTCAGTATTCCTGGCTGATATTGATGAAGCCAAGAACCACTATGACGTGCGCTCCCAGTTCTCAGCAGAGATGGGCAATGCTTTGGCATACACGTTCGACAAGAACGTAGCTGCTGTTATTGCTAAGGCTGCACGTACTGCCACCCACTTCAACACCGACCTCCCTGGTGGTACTCGCATCAAGATTGTTGCTACATCTAAAGCTGCAATCACTGGTGCTCAACTGGCTACTGCATTATTTGCAGCTGCTCAGAAGATGGACGAGAACAACCTTCCTGAAGGTGAGCGTTATTGTTGCTTAGCTCCTGCTGAGTATTACAAGCTCGTTCAAGAAACCAGCGTTATCAACCGCGACTGGGGCGGCCAAGGTGCTTATGCCGACGGTACCGTACTGAAGGTAGCTGGCATCGACATTATCAAGTCCAACCACCTGCCTACCACTAACCGCTCTGCGGTGTCTGGGGAGAACAACGCTTACGATGCTGACTACACCAAGTCAGTAGCGTTGGTATGGAATCCTGGTGCAGCTGGCACGGTTAAGTTGATGGATCTGAAAATGGAAACCACTGGTGGTGATGTTCATGCTCTATGGCAAGGTACCTTTATGGTTGCTTCCATGGCATGTGGCACCGGGATCTTGCGTCCTGACTGCGCTATTGAAATTCACACCGATGTAAGCTGACCCCAACAGGGATTACTTACGGCACAATGGGGGCACCATAGCCCCCATTTTTTTTGGAGTAACACCATGACAATGGCTCGCACTAGCTTCTTAGAAGCAGTCAACCGAGTATTACAAATGATGGGGGAAGCCCCAGTCAATAGCCTCAATGGACAGTACGGCTTAGCCTTACAGGCTCAAGACTCATTGAATGATGTAAGCCGTAGGTTGCAATCAGAAGGCTGGTCGTTTAATACTGATCGTGAAAAACTATTGCAACGCGACGCATCAACTAATCAAATTGCTGTTGGCCCCAACATCAGCCGAGTAGTAATAGACCCTTACCGTTACCCAGCCCTTGATATAGTCCAGCGTGGCGACAAGTTATATGACAGGTATAACAACACCTATGTGTTCGACGAAGACTTGTATGTAGATCTGACCATCATCCTTGAATGGGAAGAATTACCTGAGCATGCCCGGCAGTACATCACTATCAAGGCTGGCCGTCAGCTACAGGAAGCTATCCTCGGTAGCGTAGATCTGACTAAGATAAACCTGACAGCAGAGATGGAGGCTAAGGCCCTGTTCCTGGACGAGGAGACTGTCGTCAACGACCACAGCATGTTACGTGGCAATCCCAACCATAGTGGTGTCACAATGGCGTATATGCCTAGCAGAGCCCTTCGCCGTCAATAGTCATGCCACTGATCAGCAGCTCTATCCCTAACCTGATCAATGGTGTTAGCCAGCAACCAGCTGCACTACGGCTGGCATCACAAGCTGAGACTGTAGTCAACTGTTTACCAAGTCCAGTAGAAGGGTTAAAGAAACGACCACCGTGTTATCACATTGCCAAGCTATTTGCTGGTAGCGCAGGAGCTGGTCGCCCCTTCACTCATATAGTTGATCGTGATGGCACAATTAAATACTTGGTAATGATCCAAGATGCCACACTAAAAGTATTTGGTTTAGATGGTTCTGTTAAAACTGTTACTGCTGCAGGTGGTTTTAGTTACCTTGATATAACAGGTGAACCCAGCCAAGTATTCCGTGTTGCTTCTGTTGCTGACTATACCTTCATTGTAAATCGTGAAAAGACAGTAGCAATGTCAGCGTCAACATCCCCCAACTGGGGCACCAAAAGCATGGTGTTTATTAAGACTGCTGACTATGCAACTACCTATAGCATTACAGTTAATGGCGTAACCGTAAGTGACACTACCGCTAATAGCGGAGGCAACGTACCTAGCAATGTAACTATTGCCACTAACCTAACTGCCAGCTTAAATGCTAACGCTACTTTCAGTGCTTCATTTGTAGCTACTCAAACTGACTACATTGTACGCATTACTAAAAACGACGGTGGCGCATATACCTTGTCGTCCAAAGATACGCGCAATGGCGCTATGACCATAGCCATTAAAGGCACTGTTGACACCTTGACAGACTTGCCAACTATTGCTGAGCATGGCTTTACGGTAAAGATCTTAGGTAGTAAATCTACGGGTCTTGATGATTACTACGTTAAGTTTGAAACTAATACTGGCAGTGGCTTTGGTCATGGCATCTGGAGAGAGACAGTAGCACCTGGCATCCCTTATCTATTTGATGCAGCAACTATGCCGCATGTATTGATCCGTAATTCCAATGACACCTTTACTTTTCAACCATTTACCTGGGCTGGCCGGGTAGCAGGGGATGCCTTAACTGCTCCTGATCCTAGTTTTATTGGCAGCAAGATCCAGAATTTACAGCTATTCAGGAACCGCTTAGTATTCCTGGCTGATGAAAATGTGATCCTATCTGCTGCTGATTCCTACGACCGTTTCTTTCCTGAAACCGTACAGACCATTGTCGATAGTGACCCTATTGATATTGCGACTGGCGGCCAAGAGATTAATTTCTTAGTTAGCAGCCTAGCTTTTGCTAACTCCCTGCTGCTATTCAGTAGGCATAGCCAGTTCCGCCTAGATACAGGCAACGTAGCTGCAGCTTTAACACCAAAGACAGCCAGCGTTGCTGCCCTTACTACTTTTGAAATGGTGGATACGGTAGACCCTGTTGCTGTAGGTCGTACTATTTTCTTTGCTGTACCCAAGGGTGACTTCAGTGGTGTAAGAGAGTTCTTCTTGCCTGATAGCAGCGGCCCTGTTCCAATATCAGAAGAAGTAACATCCCCAATCCCTCGGTTTATTCCTGATGCTTTGGCATCTATGACTGCAACTGTGTCAGAAGAAGGGCTAGTGCTACTTAGTAAAGACGAGCCCAGAAGGATATACCTCTATAAATTCTTTTTCCAAGACGACACCAAGCTGCAATCATCCTGGTCGTATTGGGAGCTGGAAGGTGTTAAGACCATTGTTGGCGCTGATATTCTTGATAGCGACCTATACCTAACTGTTGAATACGCTGATGGTGTTTACCTAGAGCGTGTCGCCCTGCGCCCTGAAACCGTAGACCCTAATACCAACATTGAATTATTGGTAGACCGCAAGGCAACAGAAGCCAGCTGCACTGTCGCTTTAACAAATGCT